GATTGGCGGAGGCACGGGTTGTACGGTCTTACAGGGGGCAGTGGGAGACATTCCTGAGATGAAGTTACCATTCTTTTCAGAACCTACGATGCAATATGGGACAGTTACGTTTCCTGCGCCTGGAGTACCTACTGCAGTATTACCGAGTCCTTTGATCGGGTACTACTCCGAGAAGTATTTCTATGATCAGGAATATATCTTTGCACAGTATTTCAAGAAGCAATTACCGCCGAACCGAGTGGACAAGATGGTTTTTATTGATTTGATCAATGGTAATAAGGAGGTAACTGTAGCAGAATTGGACACTATACTAGCGGATGCCGACAATGGACGTATATTACCTTCAATGTTCACCAAGAAGGTAAAGAGTTTGACTTTTGGTTCATTAGCGAATAGTGATCCTGGTAATGTATTGACTAGTGGTAATCAATTTCTAGAGGCGGCGACGAGTGAAGTAACCGCATGGATCAAGATGAAACCTAGTGAGATCCAGAAGATGCAGTATAACTATATCCTTACAGTAACACATACCTGTCCACCATACATTACTAGATTCTATGGTAAGATGGTAGTGAACAATAATTGGGATCCTATACAATCTCGTTTACAGTATTATCTAAATAAGGCTACAGGTTTATTGGACCCAGTATAATGGCAGCATTGAAGGGTGTATCACGATTAGGAGACATTACGACGGGGCACGGTTGCCACCCTCCTGTAATTGGCGCTGAGGCGTCTTTGAACGTTTATGTGAACAATCTACCTGCCCATAAGGTTGGAGACAAGACAGTGCCTCATACATGCGGTACAGACGTGCATCCTGATGTTATGAGCAGTGGTAGTACAACTGTTTACATCAATGGGACACAAGCAATGACAATTGGTGGTTTGCTGACACCAGGAGGAACTATGGCAGAGGGTTCCCATAACGTGTTTATTGGTGTATAATATAAGAGTCAATTGATTTGAATTATGGCAAAAGCAAAGGTTGGTATTAGTGGTGGTGCTTTCGTAGAGACCAAACCGAAGAAAACTCGTCAAGGCGCGGGTCAGCACACAAAGTATGCTTCGACCAGTCGCAATAATGCTAAGAAGCGTTATAGAGGTCAGGGACGGTGAATTTAATCTGTAACCTTCCTGCACAGAAAGTCTGGGTACGTAAAGAATACCTAAGAGATCATCAGGACGGTCACGGAGAATTTGTCGAAGGCGTCTGGGTATCGGCAAAGTCGATTCCTGGACGTGCTTTTTATTTTGAAACATACTTGCCACAGTATGGAGCAATGTATGACAAACTTCCTATCAGTGCGTTTGTTGCAACCCCTGAGATCCCAGTCATAGACATGGATTTGGGGAATCTACAATTCTGGAATTGCATGGACTATGGAGTCATGGCAATCAACAAAGGATTTGTTGCTCAGATGGAAGTAGAACTCTTCACCCGTGATCATGGATTTCAAAAGGGGAAATACTTGTTTACACTAGACAATTACCATGCAAACCCTGATGTGATAGATAATAATGTGAGCGAAACTCCTCAGGAGCATAAGTCGCATAATTGCATTGCATTGAACAATGGTCAATACGCTTTGTATCCTAATAATAGGATGCGTCTGTATGACCTCTCCTTGACCCCAGAACAACCTACATTCCCCGATTTCAAAGTATCTACCATAGAATACGAAGTTGAGGGTGGAACCGACTGGGGACGCCTTGGAGACACTGATAATTATTTTTGGGAAACTAATGCTGAACGAAAACAACGGACGGAGACCACAAATGGACAAGAGAGTGGACAAGGGTGAAGAATTCTTGAAGTCAGGAATGACTCTCATTACAGAGATTGACAGCGAGCGTCATCTCAAAAAAGCGAAGAAGATGAAGAACGAAGAAAATGACGGATTCTTTGATAATCAAGAGGAGTGGGCAGACGGATTCTGTGGTAAGTGATAAATAGAAACAGCCTATTGCTGTGTCTATATGCCTACCTTTGAGACATTCAAAGATTTGAGTGTTACATTTAAGAAGCACCCTGTAACTGACGATTTAGTTACGGTGAAAGACAAGGCAGCCATCGTTCAATCGATCACTGCCTTGCTTCTTACTATGAAGGGGGAGAGACCATTTCAACCAGATCTAGGGTGTGATATCCAAAAAATGTTATTTGAACCACTAGACTATGGTAGTGCTGGTCTTATCAGGTCAGAAATTGTGGACGTGATGAATCGTCATGAACCTAGAATTACGGTTGATAACATTATTTGTACTCCAGACGAGATGAATAATGGATATGATGTTGAACTACAATATTCCATCATTGGAAGGGATGATGCACCAGTAGTAGTAGACTTCTTCTTAGAGCGTACACGATAATGCCTTATACCCAGGTTGCTAACTTAGATTTTGAAGATATCAAACTTGCTCTCAAAGATTACCTGAGAGCACAGTCAGATTTTACTGACTATGATTTTGATGGAAGCGCGTTATCGACGCTAATCGATACCCTTGCCTATAATACCTATTATACGGCGTTCAATACTAATATGGTAGTCAATGAACTATTCATTGATTCTGCCACTCTCAGGGACAACGTGGTTGCTCTAGCGAAGCAATTAGGGTACAGACCCAAGTCAATCACGTCTCCAACTGCATATGTGTCATTTACTGCCTCTTATGCCAACCCAACAACAGATGCTGAACTGATCCTAAAGAGAGGAACTGGATTCATTGCATCTTATGACAATAACATCTATCAGTACGTTGTACTAGATGATGTAAGGACTTCTATTGTAAACGACGTTGCAACATTTACGAATGTTGCTGTTAGAGAGGGAACGTTCCTCAAAAACACGTTTACTTACAATTCTGCAATGAAGTCGCAGAAATTTATTTTAGACAACAGAGATATTGATACTAACACTATCAGAGTAAATGTCTTCCCTACTGGGGGAACTGCTAGTGAAGAGTATTTTGTATCTACTAATGTCCTAGATGTAAACAACGAATCAAAGATCTTCTTCCTTGACGAGATTGAGGATGAGAGATACGAATTGATCTTTGGTGACGGTGTATTAGGATTCAAACCAGATAACGGTGCAAGAATCGAAGTATCATACCTAACAACGTCTGGTCCTGACTCAAATGGCGTCAAGACCTTCGTATTCAGCGGTGTACTGGAGAATAAGAACGGTGTATCCCCAACTACCCTTACAACCACTGTAACGGGTGCTGTCGCCTCTGCAGGCGGTGAACAGCGTGAGACAATCTCCAAGATCAAGTACAATGCACCTAAGACCTATGCTGCACAGAACAGAGCAGTAACATCAGATGATTACGGTGCATTGATTCGTAACATCTATCCTGCAGTAAGTGATATCATCATCTTTGGTGGAGAAGATCAAGATCCTCCTCAGTATGGACGTGTTTATATTTCTATCAAACCAGAAGATGCTGCTTATCTAACAAGTATCACAAAAGCAGAGATCAAGAGAGATCTCAAGAAGTATAGCATTGCTTCTGTCATTCCAGAACTAGTTGATCCTTCTATTCTATATGTTGAGTTGAATAGTAAGATCTTCTATGACAGACTAAAGACAAACGAAGGTGCTCTACAGATTCAAGGTGGAGCAATCAATGCAGTCAATCAATATCTGGAAGGAAGCGACACTGAGAAGTTCAACGGTAAGTTTAGATATAGTAAGACGATTTCAGTCATCGATAACTCTAACGTTTCTGTAAATTCAAACCTAACATCAGTTACTATGAGGAAGGATTTCATTCCTCAATTGAACAGCACATATTTCTACGAAATTTGCTATCAGAATGCCTTTGCTGATGATGACGACCCTGTAGTGTTCTCAACAGGTTTCACTGTTACAGAACATCCTACTTACACCGTCTATCTGGAAGATAGGATGGGCAAAATGGTCCTATATAGACTAGATACGGCGAGTGGCATAAAAGTAGTCCTAGACGACTTTGTTGGCACTGTTGATTATGAGAAAGGCGAAGTAAAACTAAATGATCTAACGATCATCAAGGGATCCTTTGCTGACAATAGAATACAACTCAGGGCACTTCCCAGACAAAATGATATCATTGCGAAAAGAGAAGTGTATTTAGATGTAGACATTGCAAACTCAAGCTTTACGGCATACGCAGAGTAATTTAGATGGCGAAAATCAAGAACTCGATTTCGACTCTGATCGAGACGCAACTCCCAGAGTTTATTAGCACTGAATACGAGCTTTTTGGTAAGTTTCTTACCAAGTATTATGAAAGCTTGGAAGTTCAGGGTGGCACTCTTGATATTGCCAATAATTTACAAACATATGCTGACATTGGATATTACGAAAGTAACATCCTAAATGAAAACACTGAGTTGGATGGCAATCTAACTGATGTTGCTACTACTATTACTGTTGTTGATGCAACTTCCTTTCCAAAGGAGAATGGATACATCAAAATCGGTAAAGAGATTTGTTTTTATAAGTCAAGAAACACCACTCAGTTTCTAGAAGTTTCTAGAGGTGTCAGTGGTAACACTCGTTTAGGTGACTTATACAATAAAACAGAATTTGTAACAAGTCAAGCATCTTCTCATTCTGGTGGAGAACTAGTCCAGAATGTGAGCAACATGTTCTTGTATGCTCTAGTCAAGAACTTCGAGAAGCAATACCTAGCATCATTCCCAGAAAAGTATCTGAAGGATGCAGTTGATAAGAGATCACTTATCAAGAACATTGGTCAGTTCTATCGTTCAAAGGGAACTGAGAAGTCAATTCAATTCTTGTTCAACACCGTTATTGCTGGTGGACAAGAGAACAAACCAACTGTATACAACCCATCAGACTTTACATATAAGTCTTCTACATCAGATTGGACACAAGGTTATGGTCTTCGTGTCAAAGTTCTATCTGGAAATGTCGAAGATCTTGTAGGTAAGGTTATTGTACAGGAAGCAGGTGAGAGAAATGGTTATGCATCTGCTACTGTTGATAATGTAAGGTTTGATTCTAAGGTAGATGATGAGAATACCTACAATCTGTTCTTAGCAACAGAAACAATCAATGGTATCTTTGAATTTACATCAAAAACTACACTAACCAAGCAGATCAATTCATTAGATGATGCTGGAGATAGAATCAATGTAGATTCTACTCTAGGATGGGATAATAAAGGATCTATCTTAGTTGGTAGTGAAGTTATCACCTTTGATGATAAGAACATTACTCAGTTCACTATTAGTTCTAGACAAACTAATGCAATTTACCCAGCGGGAACGGAAATCTACGATCCTATCTACGTTGGTAATAGCGATGTCCAACTTTTGGTATTTGGACTCGTTTACAATCTTTCCCCAATCGAATCCGCTCCATATTCTACACCGAACGATTCGATTGAAGTTACAAAACCTGGATTTGAGAGTTTTGATCCAAAAATTGTAGACGACAACGGGGTTCGCTGGTTGCTATCTAATCCTAATGGCATTCCAACCTCCCCAACAAATCCCTCGTTTACTAGTAACCTCACAAATCTTTCTACTGATATTTCTGCGATCTTCTCGGATGAACAGTTCTATTACGTTGCTTCTTCTGGATTCCCATCATATTCTATTCTTGAGAATGTAACTTCCATTCCTGGTCCTCTTGCTGATCAGAAGATTCTAAAACTCATTAGAAAGGAAGCAATCTCAACTACTGAAGTTTATAAGACTGGTAATCGTGATGTTGGACTATTCTTGAATGGTGTAAGAGCATATAGTCACAAAGATACTACCGAAGTAAGATTTGGTAAGTTAGAAAACATTGCAGTACAAAATCAAGGTAGAAATTATAGAAATGCACCATATGTTCTAGTAAATGGTGTTTCTGGTAGAGCAGTTGCTAAACTGTCTGGTCAATTTGTAGAATCCGTAGAAATTCTCAATCAAGGACTGTATGGAAAAACACCAACAGTTGAGATTGTTTCTGGTCGTAATGCATTAGTTAGTGCTACTGTAACATTTGGTAGAGTTACTGATCTTATTATCAATGATCCTGGTGAGTATTACTCAACACCACCAGTTGTTATTATTACAGACCTTGCTGGACAAGGTAGACTAGCAGAGTATACTGCTGAAATTTCTGATGGCAAGATCACTGGATTTGTCGAAGTCAATCAAGGTGACTTCTATAGTCAAGAGAATGTTAGAGTAACAATCTCTCCCATTGGTAGTGGTGCTGTTGCAAATGCAGAACTAACCAAGTGGACTAGAAACAGATACAGTGTTCTAGATGGTAAGTTGGATGATGACAATGGTTATGCTTTCCTAAACTTCAACAATGCATTGGAGTATGGTTATGCACATATTGCAAATCCAAAGAACCTTCGTATTCTATTACAAGATAACTTAGATACTCAAGGTAACCTTGCATCTACTAAGACACACTCTCCCATTCTAGGTTTTGCATATGATGGCAATCCAATCTATGGACCATATGCACATGAAGATCCTCTAGATTCTGGTTCTTCTATTGTCAGAATGACAACTAGTTATATTCGTAAGACAGGAAGAAACTTTGGACCTAGCACTGCAGATTATCCATTAGGATCCTTTATAGAAGACTATCAATATACCCATAAGTCAGGTTCTCTGGATGAGAACAATGGTAGGTATTGTGTTACTCCAGATTATCCACATGGAACTTATGCATACTTCATCTCTGTAAGTGCTACAGAAGCACCAGAGTTCCCATATTTGATGGGTGACAACTATTACTCTCTACCTGTAGAGTCAAACTACAAGTCTACACTCAATCAAGAAAATATTTCTAAGAATGCTAAGAGATTGTATGTACCAGGCATCTCACAAAACGGTGGTGGTGTTCTTGGTTTCATTCAAGACCTAGAATCTGGTAGTGTAGATGCTATCGAAGTAGACAACAATGGAGTAAACGCAAATTCCTTTGGAGTTGGTTCTTCTCTAGTATTTGATAACCAAGGCACTGAAGGATTTGGTGTAGAGTCTATTGTAAGTTCTGTTTTCGGCAAACAAATCAATTACTTAGAGAGTTTTGAGCAGAAAGCAGTAAAACTTGTTATCACAAGAGATTCTTATGTTTTTGCTGATGATTTCCTAAGACAACCTTCTACTGGTGCGTTTGGAACAATCGTTGGTACTGTAAGAGGAGATAATACGATTCTTCTTAGAGATGTCAATGGTACATTCGATAAGACTGCTACTTTCTCAACTGACATCAAAGTAGTTCGTCTTACTATTGATAAGGTATCTACTTATAAGCAAGGTTCTATTCTATCACTAACTGACGGTATTGTCACGACAAATGCAACTGGCGAAGTATTAGAATCTGTTACCTCTGGAAACACAGTCATACTAAAGGTTTTGACGGGTACGTTTGAAGATCAAACACAACTACCTGGATACTTCCTGAAGAGTGATTCTTTGGAAGATACATCAGGTGCTGTTGTTGATGATGTTGAATATTTGAGTGATGATCTTCGCCCATTCAACATCGATGACAATATTGCTCTAGTTGAAACTGATGGAGCACATAATTTGGGTATTGGTGATGTAGTAAACATCGAAATCAATCCAAATGATGTCAAGACTAGAACTTATCAAGTAAGAAAGAGAATTTATCAGGAATTACTTCTCAGAACTCCAGAATTCAACACTAAGGTTGACTATAGTGGTATTGGACGTGGAATTATCCTAAACGCAGGTAGTTTCTACGAAGTTGGCACATTTACTAATGTTGATCTAACTGGTGGTGCTGGTAGCGGTGCTAAAGCAAATATTGTTGTTAGTCCCCTACAAGCAGGTGATGTCACAGGATATGTTTCAGAGGTTCAGATCACTGACGGTGGAACTGGATATAGAAGAGGTGATATTCTAGGTGTTGCAGATGGAGATCTAAACAAAGTTGGTGGTGGAACAACACCACAAACACTCAAGTTCTTTATTGATCATGTTGGTGTTTCTGCAGAAGCAACTATCATCAAGGTTGATAGTGCTGCAGAATATGCTGATGATGATTTACTAATGGTTGACAGTGAAATTGTCAAGATTGTTTCAATCAATGATAAGTCTATCACTGTAGAAAGAGGACAGGAAGGAACAGAGGCAGTAGACCACTATGATAATGCACCTGTCTCTTTACATGATGCTGGATATAACTTCAATGCCAATTATTCATTGAATGGCAGCGAAAGTGTCATTTATAATAAAGCAGAACAGACATTGCTTGTAATCTATCCTTCCACACAGAGTTTGGATACATTACAACCAATTACTGAGCAAACATCTTTCTTCGATGACAGTAATCCTAAGAGGTTTGCAAATATCATTACAGTAACAGCACCAGAGAATAGATTTGAGTTTAGATTAGATCCCTCTCTGTCTATCTTTAGCACTAATGCTCCTAATGATTATACATCAGATTGGAATGTAAATCCAATCATCGAAGTACAAGAATATTATAAGTATCGTTTTGATACTTCAGACAATTCACTAACTGGATCACATCTAGATTTCAGTCCTAGTGGTTCATATAATATCATTCCCATTGAAAAAGTAGAATCTCCAATCGCACATGGTTCTCCTAATTCCTTCGTGGAAATGAAGTTTGGATATGGTGCTAGAATTGCATCAAACAACTATAACAGTAGAGTTCCATCTAGATTTTCAAATTATTTCTATTTTGATAGAAATGGTAAGATTGCAAACAATAAATCGTATCTAAAAGTTATCAATGATCCTCTTGCTGGTAGACAAGTTATCAATTATGTTACTTCCAATAGATTCTCATATTCTCTGAAATCAAATCCACAGTGGGATGGTTCTGGAAGCATCAAATATACAACTACTGGACAGTTTGCTGTTGGTTTGATCAATTCAGTAGATGTAAGTAATATCGGTTTCAATTATAAGAAACCACCTATTGTTCTTGGTGCATATCCAAGTACAGAACACCAGGCAGCAGCAACTGTTAGTTACGATCCGATTCTAAAATCTATCAGTGCTGTTACTGTAACTGCAGAAGGATCTAACTACAAGAAACCAAAAGTTGTTATTACTGAAGGTGATGGTATCAATGCTGAATTCAGCATTACATCTAGAGATGGAAAGGTTCTTGATATCAAGATCACCAATCAAGGAAAAGATTATAGTAAGGCACCAAAGATTGCAATCATTGAATCTGATACTAACTTATATGCAGTTGGTAATAAGATTGGTCGTCCTAAGAACGTCAAGTTGGTAACTAATGGAAGTAGTTTCCATAAAGATAAGTCATTGCTATCTGAATATAGTAGTAACTTTACTTTTGCTCTAACTAATTACGGCGATAAGAAATATTTGCTTGGTGAGATTGTAACACAGACTATCAATGGTACTGTTGTTGCTAGAGGTACTGTAAAGGAATGGCGTGATAGATCCAACCTTCTGAAAGTTGCAAAGATTCAGGGAACTTTTAGAGAGAATTATACTGTCGAAGGTTCAATCTCTAAAGCTGCAGGAACTATCAAGAAGACTTATGTTACTATCTTTGAACCAGAACTAAGACCATATTCTGATAATACTGGTAACTTTACTTCTGATAGAGGTAGAATTGGTAACGCTAATCAAAGAATTTTAGATTCTTTCTTCTACCAAGATTATTCATATGTAATCAAATCTAGAACTCCTACTGATGTTTGGAGAGATCTTGTAAAACAAACTACGCACCCTGCTGGTTTCAAAGTATTTGGTGAAGTAATTCTTGATCCTAAGGTAGAAGCACCTGATGGAATTGAGATGCCATCAGAAATGCCAAAAGCATCTCATTTCACTATTGTACAACTATGGGATCCGAACAAGAATAAGATTACCGTAGAAAACACAAGAAGAACACTAACTCAGACTATTATTACCACTGATGACTATCGTGCTATCAAGGGAACAGGTTCTGTTGATGTAAGTGAATTCAACTTCAATGAAACACTTTCACAAACACTCTCCCTCAAAGAAACCATCGATGGTATAAGAGGAACAGATCTCCCACAAGGAACTGGTGCGGTAATTGGCAGAAAAACATTTACATTAGAAAGTTCAGCAAATGTTGCAGTAAATCCATATAGTGCTGAAAACCTCATTGTTACCATCGATGGTGTTATTCAAGAACCATTGGTAGCATATACTGTTAGTGGAAATCAAATTACATTTGCAGAAGCACCATTAGGTGCTGCTGTAGTTGAAGGTCAAGAGGTCCCTGAGCAGAGTATCTTCATTAGACAAATTGAGTTCAAAGATAATGCTTCTAATGACAAACATTTTAGAAAGATTAGAAACTTCTACCAGAGAGGTGGAACTTGGATTGATTCTGCAAACCAAATTCTCCTAAACCAGAATTTCATTATTGCTGAGTCTATTGGTTGGTTTGAAACAGAATTTGCTTCTGATATTACAAATGGAAATATTCCATGGACTGCTATTGAATCTAAAGTTACTGCAGATTGCAGAATTCTTCTAGAAGCACTAGAGTCTGATCTGAGATTTGGTGGTAACACTAAGACTCTCGCGGTTGCAGATGATGCTAAAGAAAAGTATGATACTTATAAGAATCAAATCAATGCTCTCTTCCAGTATATCATTAGACTATCAAAACTAGCAATGAGAAACTGGGATTGGATTGCCATTGGTGCTTCTTACACTGCTGGCGCTGATATTATCACAGTTTCTGATACAAGTAATATTGCTCTAGGTGCAGCAGTCAGTTCTGGTAGTGCATTCCCATTAGGTTCTAATATCAGAGTTACTGAAATTATTTCTAGCACGAAGGTTAGAGTTTCTGCTACAGCACTAGTAGATAGTTCCACTGCTCCTGCAGGATCTGCTGGTCCTGGTGTTACTTATTTGAATGGTAGCAGCAATACTAGTGTAACTCTACCAACAGGAACTGGTGCTGTCATTCCACCAAACACATATGCACAGGGACCTGGAACTTCACTAACAGTAAATCCAGTATTCTCTGGACTAGATCAAGTAATCTTCACTTTCTCTGGTGTCAATAGTGGTAAGTTCTATATTGCTTCTGAACTAATTCAAAAGAACAGAGCATATATCATTGATTCTGCAATCAATTGGGCAAAGATCCAATTCCCTGGTCTACAATGGGGTCTCAATGAGACTAAGTGTAGACGAGATACTGGTTTGCTGGTCGATGCTGCAGTTGAATGTCTACGTTTTGGTGGTAACAGAAAAATTGTTGAACTTTCTGAACTATATTTTATTGGTAGTCAACTAAGTTACATCAATGCTGAATTTGAAGAAACTAAGAAGACATTCAAGCATGTCTTGACTGAACTTTGTGTCAAGGCAATGCGTCAGACTCTACCTGGAACTTCACAATATACAAATATTGCTCCAGTTCTAGACAACGATGTTATTATTGATTCGGTTTCACCTGCTTGTGCTGATGTTGAGTCGTCACTGAATACTTACTACGATATTATTGAGACTATTCTAAACACTGGTCCTAGTGTAATTCAAATTACTGAAGCGAATCCTACTAGACCTGGATATTTCACTAATCTAGTTCCTAGTGTAAATTATGCAATCCTTCCAGATCCTCAGTTGCCATCTGCAGAGTGTGAAGTTGTAGCATCTGCACTGGAAGTCTATGGTGATGTTCTAGAATCAAGAATTGTTGATAATACATCAGTTACTGCAAGTCTACCTGATTATATTGATGGTGTTACTAAAGACTTTGAACTATATTGGGATGATAATGGAACTGCTGTTGCATTGACAGAATCTGATGAGCATCTGATTGTTGCTCTCAATGGTGTAATCCAGAGACCAAAGTATAATGCAGATGAACCAGCGTTCGATTCATACTTTATTGATAAGAGTGTAGTTCCTAACATGATTAGGTTTACTGCACCACCAATTTGGGATCAAGATCTTGGTGCTAAGACTATTCAAGAACCATCAATGGTTGAGAAGTTCTTTGCTACCAATGTTGGTAACTATAAGAGATATAGTATTGACCAAGCACTTGTCAATGGTGTTAGAAAAGGACCCCACCTAATTTTAGATATTGAAGATAATAAGGTTGTAGATATCTCAGATTCTGATTACGTAATTGTAATCATGAATGGCGTAATTCAAAGACCAATTTCTGCTTATGAGATCAATGGTACTTCAATCACATTCAAATATCCTCCACGTAAAGAAGATGTAATTGACATTCGTTTGTGTTATGGTCGTGATTTAGCACCAACTCTAACATTCCATGACTTTGATGTCAATGGTTATCTTTACGATCAGACTCTTGATATTGTTGGAACTAACGAAGGCGTCAATTTCAATAACTTTGTCGTAAATAGTGATTATTCTCTGACAACATACGAGAAACTTTATATCTACCAGGAAGATAATAATGGCAAAAAATTCGCAGTTGGTAAAGCATATGATTGGAAGGTAACTACTAACGATTCTCTATTCCTGAAGATCTACACTAACAATATCGAATTTGATCAAACTAAAGCAACGTATGCTGTAACTCTAGGAGCAAACTCAGTTGCTATGCATACTTTTGGTAGTGCTGCATTTACTCTGACTAAGAATGGCGATTATCTACAGAGAATTGACAAGAGTTACTTTGATAATGATGTCAAGAAATCAAACGATCTACTTCAGAGAAAAGGATTCTTTAGACTTGCTCCTGGGGATAAGATCAAGGTTGATGGTGAGTCTAAGTACAGAACTATCAAGACAGTCCCTGGTATTGTTCAAAGTAGAGACTTTAGATTAGATGGTGATGGTGGTAATGATATCTACGGTGCATTTATTGTCACACCCTATAATGGTAAGACAAATGGTGAAGGTCTCAGTGTTGAGGCAGTCATTGAAAATGGATCCGTAACTTCACTCAAGTGGAACGAGCGTATTATTGAAGAGATTACTGAAGATGGTAAGACATATTACAAGTTCTACAGACCCACTGCATTTGGTTATTACACTCCACCAATTCTACAGTTTATTCCAGAAGATGGTAATGGTGGTGGTGCTAGAGCATCTGTAGTTGTTGCTGGTGGAGAAATTCAAGGTGTAGAACTAACTTCTGGTGGTTCTGGATACACCAAGGCACCTAAAGTTGCTATCACTAGAAAATACGATATTATCAAGAGAGATGATGTCAAGATTGCACTTGTAAAACTTGGTGTACAAAGTATCGTTTCTTCTGGTCTTTCTATTATTGGTACTGTTGATACCATCACTCTACCACCACCAGAGCAGGCATTCCTTTCTTCTATCTTCCTGAACTCTATTACAGATACTAAGGATGAGATTGAGCAAGAGATCATGCCTCCAATGATTGAGGATGGTGCTGCTTCAATGCCAGGTGAAGGTCTAACTTCGATCCCACCTGATATCTACATTGAACCACAAGTTATCGAAGTTGATGCTCCTGTTGATACTGATATTGTTGTTGTTTCTACAGTTGCAACTGGTGTTCAGAATATTCAGTCTTCTACTCTTCTTGAAACTAGTAGACAACTTACACAAACAATCCAGAGAGAAATTTACAATACTCTCATTGATAATGTTGTTTACAGAAACACTGGTGCATATCTACAGGCACCTCTCAATATTGGAGACACAATCCTTTATATTGCAGATACCGATCAGTTTACCAGTTACGGTAAACTTATGGTTGGTGATGAAGTTGTCTACTATCCAAGAAAGAGAGCAGACAGATTCCTCAATATTACCAGGGGATTTGAAGGAACTACAGAGAAGAATTGGGCTCCTGGTCAGTTTGTAAGACAGATCGAAGATCTTGTTAGCGTTGCATTTGGTGGTGTTGCTTCCTTCACTAGCGAAGTTGTCGTCAAGAATTCCATTCCTACTGGAATCAGTGAAAGGAAAACACAACAACAATTCATTGCACCTGCAACATTTGATAAGAAGTCTTATAGAGAACACCTAACTCAAGTACAAATTGAGCAAAATATTGAATCTATCTCTTCTGTTTCTAAGCAGGTTACATTGGATGTTCCTGCAGGTGATACTAATATTGTATCAGACTTTACTAACTTTGGAACATCTGATATTCTATTCGTTAGTGAAATAGAAACAGTATCACCAAAAGTTACTCTAACGGCATCAACCGTCAAGAGAGAAATCGTATTCTACGCACCTCCTGGTGGTGTAGTTGATTATTTCCAAGAATCTGTATTCTTCACTAACCCAATTGAGACTAGAAATAATGGTTTTGTTACACTTGTTACTAGAGATGTAACACTAAGAGATGGTTCTACTACTCCAATTCGTAATATTCTAAGGGAAGAGCAGGCAACATATGTCGGACAATACACTGTTGGTAATCTAGGTGCTAACATTGGTTCTTGGGATTATGTTTCCAAGGGATCTGGTCACATGGATGTGAGCGGACTATCTCTAGAAGGTTGGGCAAGTCTGTTCCCAACTTTCACTATTCGTGATTTTGAACTGAGAAAGAATTCCAACTATACCCGTGCTGGTAACAAGTTCAACCTAGGAATTCCAACATTCAACAACCCAGTTGTGACAGTCAATAATGGTATCAATCTAAGTGGTAATATGACTGTCCTTGGAAGTGCGGAACCTACTAAATATTTCCAAGATTCTGGGTATCTACTTGTCAAAAATAATAGTGGCGCTTTTGTTGGTACTACTAGTGTATTGCAATATACTGGTAAGACCGCAACAGGGTTCACTGGTGTGACGTTGATTAGGGGTCAAAGTTTCCCAACTAACGGAGACGAAATGGTTCCTTTCACAATTGACTAAATATTGCTATAAATATAAATAACTCAGGCACAACCTCAACCCACGTCGGAAAAGAAAACCCATGGCTGCTATCATCTCTGATAAATTTAGAATTTTTAATGCGAAGCAATTCTTGGAATCGCTTAGTGAAGGCGCAAACGATGCTAGCGCCGATCGTACAAGACTCTACTTCTTTGTAGGTCGCCCCCAAGCTTGGAAAGCATATCTCGAAGTCTACTCTGTAGACGGTGGTTCACTTGCTGTAGGCAATGAACTCTATGTCGGTGCCAATTACGGTGCTGCAACATGGCGCGGAACAGTCGAAGCTGTATACAGCAATTCCGTGCTACTAAGTTCGATCTTCGGATCAACTGGAACCGCTTCTACTCCTGGATTGGGTGCTGCCCTCAAGGAGCATAACGGATCCGCTGATACTGGCGTTACTGCAGTATCTGGCGTATATCGCTACGCTACTGAGGATGCTCCCCCACTTCCTCTAGACAACCAACTCGAAAAGCAGTCAATCTATGATGACATCATTGCTGCTAAGAGAGTTACCGACGCAAATGCTCGTGCCGTAGTCCGTCGTTACAACTGGGATCTTGTCGCCAACCCTAAGTACGACATGTGGAAACCTGACTACTCTGCATCTCCTGCAGGTGGTGGTCAAGTAGGTAAGCAATCCGCTCTAGGTTTCGACAGCATCGCTGATGCTAAGTTCTACGTAATGAACTCAAACTACGAAGTATTCAAGTGCCTCTATAACGGTCAAGATCCTTCAAATCCTTCTGGTCAGAACGCAACAGAGGAACCATCAACTACCGCTGCTGGATACGTAGGCGGTACTGGTATCTTTACTGAAACCTCTGGTGCTGGTTACATCTGGAAGTACATGTTCACACTTCCTACCGATGATGTTCTGAAGTTCCTTTCTTCAGACTTCATGCCAATCGTTCTACCATCGAACGCATCCCGCACAACTGTATCTAACAATGCAATTGCTGGATCTCTAGATGTTGCTTTGATTGAAGATGCAGGTAGCAACCTACCTCCATCACAGACACTTTACACTTCCGTCAAGGGTGATGGAACTGGTGGTGTTATCAAACTAGTAACAACTGCTGGTGGTGCAATCTCCACTGCAGAAGTCCAAACTCGTGGACAAGATTACACTTATGCTAATGTCCTTCTAGGAAATGGCAACCTCTTCAGTGATACCAGTCTTTCAACTGCAGTTACAACTCCTGCAGGCGCAACTGGTGCTGTTGAAGTAATCCTACCTCCAAAAGGTGGTCATGGTAAGGAAGCAGACATCGAACTAAATGCTAAGCGTGTTATGACGAACATTCGTCTAACCTACGCTGAAGGTTCTGGTGACTTCCCTGTAGATAACGACTTCCGTCGTATCGGTCTTCTAACCGATCCTTTTGATTACGGTACTACCAACTTTGCAACATCATCTACTCTAAACGGTCTATTTGCAGTCAAGATTACTGGATCTACCGCAGACTATATTCCTGACGAATCAATCACTCAGGTACGTGCAGATGGTAACAGTGCTAAGGGAACCGTAGTTTCTTGGACACTTGACAGTGGTTCAACTACTGATGGTATTCTTAAGTATTATCAATCCCCTGATCAGCATCTCCACAACGGTGCAGTATATCCATTTGAAGCAAATGGTGCTGTAGACGTTACTGGTGGAGCATCTGCTGCAGATGGTAATGTTGATACTACCTATAACGGAACCTTGGAAGGCGTTGTCCTCACCAACGGTTTGGGAACACCTGAGGTTGCTAATAACTCTGGCGACATCATCTATATTGAGAACCGTCGTCTAATCACTCGTGCTCCTGACCAAATTGAAGATATCAAACTAGTTATTGAGTTCTGATTTCTTTTTCGTACTCCGCTAAATACATTAACGAAAGTGTTAGTATTATTGGCGGAGTACGATGCCACAGAAGACCAACCTAAATGTTTCTCCTTATTACGAGGATTTTGACGCGAGTAAGAATTTCTATAAGATTCTATTCCGTCCTGGATATTCTATTCAAGGAAGAGAACTAACTCAATTACAATCAATTCTTCAAAACCAACTTGAAAGTTTCGGAAAGAATACTTTCAAGCAGGGAGAATTAGTAGTTCCTGGTGAGGTTGGTCTCAACAATAAATTAGATTACGTAAAACTGTCTTCAGTCTCGGAAGTTGCCGTGAATGAAGGCGGTTCTATTGTATTCAGGAAATATGATATTTCACAATTGGTTGGACAACAACTCAGGGGATTGACCTCTGGTGTTATTGCCAACCTTGTTGACGTTAAGAACTCAACAGAAACTAACGCTGACACCTTATTTGTTTCATATGTAACCAGTGGTAATGCTGGTAATGAGACTACCTTTAGACAAGGTGAGACAATTGAGGTTATTGACGGCGTAAACACCCCTCTGTTGGTTGTTGGTACTGATGGTAGCGTTCTACCTACAACAATCACTGTAGTCAACCCAGACACGCAAGAGGCGACTGTTGTAGACAGTCCTGCTATGGGTTATGCTTCTGCTGTAAAAGTAGAAGAAGGAATTTACTTTATTAATGGATATTTTGTTAGAAATGACGAAGAACTATTCGTCTTAGATTCATATAACAAT